CTGTTTCATATAACCTATTTGGTTCACCAGCAGATACACCCCATCTGTATATATCAATAGTAGCTTTAGCTCTCATACGTTCTGCTTCTGTACTACTGTCGTTTATAACATCAAAATCATCTGCACCAGTAAATAACCATGCATTTAATTTTTTATAAACAGGTGATATAGCAAATATATCTGACATTTTCTTTGGAGGTGGAAACTCACCAAATAAAAACTTTTCTAAACTATTAGCCCAACCATACTTTGCACCCATCTTTGTACTAGCATTTTCTATAGGAGGTAATACTCTATCTATTGCAAAAGCTACAAATGGGTTAGGACCTGGTACAAAACCTTGACCAAGTAAGTTTACTCCTTGTACGTAACCTCTAGGAGATATTTGTACACCTTGTTCACCATCTGAAAACTCATCATCAAATATTAGATTTGACATAAATCCACCCCAAGGATAAACAAACATATCTTCTGTTGGGTCTTGTGGATTAGGTACAAATAAACCATCATTAGAACTGCTACCTAAAGCATCAGCAGCACTACCACCTCTAAATCCTACGTGACCTTTACGTAACACATATGGATTTTCTGCAAGTAACTTACCCCAAGTTTGGAATACTTCAAACCATACTTCAGCAAATGGAAATACATTAACAAGTTTGTCAGATATTGTATGTCTTTGTTTTGTATCGTATAACAATTCTTTTACACCTGCTAAACCATATGCTTTAGATTCTGTATTCATTGCTTGATAATCATCAATCTTGCCAGGTGCATATAGTTTATCTGCAGCTTTTAACTCATCAATAACTTTTTTAGGTACTGATGCGTCAATTGCTTCATTAATAAATTTTTGTCTTAATGGTCTACTAAAATCTTCAAACCTTTCACCAATAAACATCCATCTAAATTGTTTAAATGTTGTAGACCTATTTAATATACCAATAGGTTTTGTCATAAGATGGTCAAAAACAGTTTGATAAAACACATCCATAGCATCTTCAAATTGTCCTAAAAAGTTTTTATCTGTTGCTTCATCAGCAAGATTTCTAGTTACAGTCATCATTCCTGGGTCTAAACCATCAGTTTTGTTGTAATAAAGTTTTAATTCGTTTATAACTTTTGCTTTTTTAAATCTTTTAGTTAAGTTAGCTTCAGTACTAAAAAATTCTATAATATCTTTTTCATTAGAACCATCAGTGCCAAATTTAGCAAGTTTACCTTCACCAATCATTTTTCTAATATTTTGATTACCTGTGTTTGTATTTAATCTAATTTTGTATTTGTATGTACCATCAGCTTGTTTAAATATATCTTTACCTTCTGTAATTTGACCACCAGCAGATATACGTATTCTTGATTCTAAGAATTGTAAATGCTGGTCTAATGTTTCAGAACCATCTCGTAGTATTTCAGACCATTTGTTACCACCATACTTAACAAGGTCTAATCTTGCTTGTCTACCTGCTGCACTTAGTATCCACTCATTTAGTTCTGGTGTACCATAACCAAACTTTGCAACTTGTTGTGCTATTGGGTCATTTCTTAAATGTCTAAGTTCTGCATATATTGACTCAGCAATCTCATCAATATTAAGTTCTGATTTTTCTTTAGCAAGATATTCTAAATATTTATTTCTTCTACGACTTCCACCATCAGCTATATCAGTAGGTCTAAATGTTTTTTGCATAGCTTCAATTACTTCTTCTTGCATTAAAAACTCTACAGCATCATTGTTTTGTTTTGCTTTACTATATTTACCTAATGATATTTTTTCTAACATAGCACCTGCTTTGCTATTAGGGTTATGTGCAAATATCCACTGTAAATATTCATGTGGTTTGTTATAAAATCCTGCTAATCCTTTTACAGCTATACGTGCTTGTTCTTCTAAAAATACACGAGTAAAGAAAGCAAATCTCATAAGAACTAACGGTTTAAATACATTTCTTGTGTAGAAGTTAGCTAAATTAGTACCAAAGTTATTTTCTAATCTTTTAACAGATATAACACCAGGTTCAAATGGATTAGGTAAATTGTCAGGGTTTTTAGACCAAGGTGCATGATATTTTAACCATTGTTGTGTATCGTATCTAAAACTTGCACGTTTATAAACACCATCACCAATCTTTTCATATGGTTTAAACATTCTGCCCATAGCTTTATCTAATAATCTGTAATCAAGAAGTGGTGCTATATTGTCTTGCATTTCATCAAACAAAGATGCAGTCATGCTTTGTACTTCACGTCTATTGTTAAATACTGCAGCACCATCATCATTAATTTCATAGCCTTTAAAACCAGAACCAATGTTAGGTAGTATCTTTTTGTTTTTACCTGTAGCATAAATCTTCATTTTATTTTGACCTTCAAACATAGATTTAGCTGCTTCAGCAACATACTCGAAGTTACCGCCTTTAGCTTTAACCATTTGTACATCTCTCATAGCTTGTGTATTAGCAAAACTTCTTAATGCAGCTTTATCCATAGCATCAATAGAAGAAAACTCTTTAAGTATTTTTGATGCTTCTGTAGGGTCATATCCATTGATTTGTAGATGAGATGCAAGTTGTCTATAACCTACTTCAATATTGCTAAGAGGTATACCCATTTCAGGTACAACACCTAACATTTTTCTAAAGTATGGATTATAACTAGAGTTAAAGTTAGAACTAAAACCTAAATATCTTTCAAATTCAGGTAATTCCATACCTTGCTCTATTGCTACTTTTCTATATTCAGCAACACTGTCCATCTTATCTACAACCTCATCAACAGAGTTTTCTACTCTAATTAACCTTGTAGGTTGTTTTCTATATATTACTTCACGTACTTTACGTGATTTTTCTCCTACCCAACTTCCAAATGTCCTATATGCAGCATTAGGATTTATGCCAGTTTTTTGTAAAGCTCTGTTTATAGTAAGTGAACCTGTCTTAGGTAACATCTTGCCAGGTAATGTGTAAGGTACTGCTTGTCCTGCTGCATCTTTTATTACATATCCTGACTTACCAATCATATCTCCAAACATACTTTGTATCTGTGTCCAATCATCTATTTCAGTAATTTCATCTCTAATTTGATAAGGCAAGTGTTTAGTAATTGGATTAGTAGCTAAGTACATTAAATCGTCTTCACCAGTTGCAGCAAGTGTTTTAAAGAACTCTACATTAGTAGGTTGGTTTAATATATCATCAGTTGTAGCTTGAAAGAACCTTGGTACAAACAATGTATTTTCTTTTTTAATCTTACGTAAACCTTTTCTTACAGCACGTCTATCTTTAGTATATTCTTTATTCTTAATAAATCTACCTGTATCGTCTTGAAACTTAGCAATATTACCAGCACCAGTAAGACCATCTATTTCATCTCCTACTGTTTCTAAAATATCATCTGCCATAGCTCTAGGACTAATTTTTACAGTTTTACCTGTTTTTTTAACCCTACCTGTTTCCATAAGGTCAAAAGCTTTGTTAACACCTCTAAGAGATTTATTAAGGTTCTTTGCACCTCTAACACCTTTAGCAGCAAATAACTCTGGTGCAAACTGATATATAGCATCTGTAGCACCAGATAGTATTTCAAATGCTTTTGTACCTGGCTCATAAAATTCTGCAGCTGTAACTTTACCTGGTGAGTATTCCAATAAAATATCTCTATTTGCCCAGTCAGGTCTGTAATAATCTTGTTCTGTTTGTCCTTGCCAGAAATATCTTTGTCTTGCTCTACCAGCATAAAAATTTATTTTGTTAGGGTTATATGCAGATGTATAATGTATTTCACCATTTTCATCAAAGTTTTTTATTGGTTCACCAATATGCTTGTAAATAAAATCACTAGCTTGTTCTGGTGACATACCATACTTTTGTGTTAAATCTATGTAGTAAGGTGTATTTTCTGCTTTTACACTTTCTAATGTAATTTTTGTAGCTCTATCAAAGTTAAGTGGTTTACCTTGTACAACATTACGCCACATGTTAGCTAATACTGGTTCTCCACCCATCTTATGTGCTTCAGATACCATATCCATATATTTGCGAATATTATCTGCTCCACCTAATTCTTCACCTAATCCTTTAACAGATGATTGACTTAGGTCTATTTGCAACATACTTTGTGCTTTACTTGGTGATACACCTTCTTTAAGTAATTTATCGTATGCACGTATATCTCTTAAATATGCTTGTGACCTACCTACTTTCATAGGTTGTCCAGGTGCTAATGCATTAACAGCAGTAGATATAACAGACCATTTACCTGATGGACCTATTGTTTGAAATAATGCATCTAAAGCAGCAAATGCCCAAACACCATATTGAACATCTCCTGGTTTAGCTCCACCTGGCATAAGACCACCTGTAAGTAAATCACCAATACTCATCTTCATATTGTCTTCTGTATGTTCGTATTGATACTTTTGTTGTAATTCTTGCCATATCTGTGCTTCGTTATAAATACGATTATTAGTAACTTCTTGTGCTATTTCTTTATTTGCAGCATATGTTGGGGGTACACCAGCCAAAGCTAAAGATGCAGCAACATCACCAGGTAGTTCTGGAAGTGTTTCTGCATATCTTTCTATATCAGTTTGTACTTGATTAGATTCTTTGAATAAAGATTTGTAGTCTGCTACCTGTTTATCATCTTGATTAATACCACGTAGCACATTGTAATATTCATTTCTATCATATAAGAAGAAACCCATTAAACCTGCCTATTGTTAATTATCTCCAATATGACTGGTGATGGGTTAATTTGATATATTGCTTCTAATACTGCATCAGTATTGTCTTGTATTTTAACTGGACCACTACCCTCCCCTATTGGAACACCTTGTGTAATAGGTTCATTAGGTCTTTGAGTAGGTGTAAACACATTAGGGGATACCTTCATTGGATTTTGTTTAGGTAACGGTGCAGCCTGTTGTTGTTGCACAAAGGCTTTATTTTGCCCATAATCAGCGTCAGGAAGCCTTCTAAGGGGTTGTTTACTACTTCCTGGGCCTCCGTCTGTCCTTTGACCACCTTGTGGTGTAGCTACAGCAGCAGGTTTATTTGGTTGTCTATATCCACCTCTACGATTCTTTGCCATAAAACTCCTGTGTAATAAGAATTATTATTCCTGGTGCTGGTTGTAATATCTGTGTTACATTTTCAGATAGTATATCTAGTTCGTCAGTCACGCCATACTCGTTGTATATAGCATCCCAAAACTCTATATCAAAATATTCTTGCATTCTTCTATAATCCAAATGCTTGTGCCATTGTTGGTATTCCACCTTGTCCTCCTGCTTGCTGCGCAAGTAACTGTTGTTGTATCATAGCTTCTTCTTCAGGTGACATCTGTGGCTCTTGTGGAGTATAAAACTGTTTCATAATATCTGTAATAGCAGATGGATACTCATAAATAGCTATAGCAGCCATTGTAGCTGCAGCATCACCTTGAGCAGACCTAGCTAATATACTGTCAAACAATACTTGTTCAGCTTTGTTTTTACGTATACGCTCTTGTACTTTTGCAATGTTTTCTAAACCATCAATATTATCTTGTAATGTTTCTACGTCTATAACACCAGCTTGCAACAATTGCAATCCAGTAACAATTTTCTGTGGCTCATCAAATCCTGCCATAACACCATAGATACGTCTTGTTTTAAAGTCGCCACCTATATCATTAAGTGGTTGATAATTTTCAGAAAATGCAGAACCATTTAAGAAACCAGCCATAGGTTTTTTAGATATACCTTGTGAGTAAGATAAAACTACATCCATTTCTAATCTCTTAGCATCCATTTGTACCATAGCTGTTTTGATAATATCTCTATATTCAGAAATCATAAGTGACATAGTGCTGTTAAGTTCAGATAAACCTGCACCAGTTACAAAAGAGTTAGGGCTTTGTGAGTCGTCAGTTACTGGATAACCACCTACCATTCTAAGTTGACGCTCTAATCTATCTACTTGTTGGAACAACTGATAAGGTATGTTGTTCATTGGTTTAGAAACTTGTGTACCTGGTGATAGATAGTTAACAGCAAATCTACCTTTACGATATTGTCCTGATTCTATCTCACCTGATATGTTTGTTTCTGTAAATACACTATCTTCCATAGCTATAGCTGACATAATATTTATTTTTGCCATCATAGCCATTAATCCTATTACATGGTCATATTGTCCTTTTAGTTGGTCAAAAGATGTTCTTTTCATAAAAACAAAAGGTGGTGTAGATAGTACGTTAGGTATAAAATCTAAAATCATATTACGTTCTGGGAATACAACGTATGTACCTCCCATGTCGTAGTACTCAATAATTCTTACACCAGAGTATGTATTATCTTCCCAGTTTTGTTCTCTGTTATTTTCATATGACATAAAAGGTGCAGCTAAGTCACCATTGACTTCATCACCTTCGTCATCATCTTGTTTTAATATTTGTTCTGCAAATTCAGGATATATCTGTGCAAGTTTATATCTAGGTATACGTCTTACAACAGCCATCTCTCTAGGTTGTTGGTCAGGACCAAAGTTACCTGGGAATGTATCATAAGGGTCACGTAGTTCTGCTGATGGATAAAAGAAACCGTTAGTATCACGCTTTGTTGTTATTACCCATGCACAGTAACCGTAACCTGGTAACCATCTTGATGCTTGTTGTAATTGACTTAGTAAACCTTGTTTATCATCATAGTTAGTTACTATGCGTTCTAGTTTTTCTGCTCTTTGTTTACTTCTAGCAGAATCGTTATCGTTAGGTACATCTACTCTAACTTGAGGTATTCCAGAAACTTTTTGTGCAAGTCGGTCAATACCTGACTGCAACATGTTAGGTGCAGGTAATAAGTCAGCATCAGAGGTTTCCATTGTGTTACCTAGTAATGCTTTTATACCATCTGAACCACCATTTAAAATAGCTTTTATTCTAGCTTTCTGTACTTGTCTTTCTTGAACTAACTTACCTGATGTAAGCTCAGCAGCATTCTGAACAATTTCTTTATAAGATTTTACGTCTAAATTTTCTATGCCCATGGTGCTTCGTTCATCTCCGTCATTTTGTAATCTCCATAACTAGGGTTGTAATCTAGCCCTATATCAGCAGCATGCTCTTTTTGCATACGCCTAAAAACCTTCATAGGAAACCAACTAGCCATAACTATATCGGTCTTTTCCTTATTTCTTTTAGAAACAGGTTTTCCATCAAAGTATAACAGTTGTTGCCTATATTGCTGTACTTTTGAATTTGACATACCATCACCGGTAGGTAGATGTATTCTTCTATCCTCAAACAAGTCAGCCATTGCACCTACACCATATAGTGGGTCATGTTTGTTCTTACCTGTAAGATGTCCTTGTACAGTTATACCAGTACGTAATGTAAATTCTTTTATAGCTGCATCTTGTCTAATAGCAGTTTGAAATCCGTTTTCTTCTACTATCCAATGTCTAACATCATACTGATGTAACCAATCAGCCATTTGGTCTAATGCAGCTCTAATACCACCGCCACGTTTATTTTCTAGGTCAACTAGATAAAGCTCACCTCTGTACTGGTCTATACCCCAAAGCACACTAGCTTGATATCCACTAGATGCAGGGTCAAGTCCAGCAACAAGATATAAGTTTTTATATACTTGTCCTAGTACTAAGTCAGGTCGCATACATTGGTCAATTATGTTCATTGTAAATATTTGCGTACCTTCTACATATGCTTGATTAAAATAAACCATTTCGAA